AGTTTTGTAATGAGCAACAGTTTCACCAACCAGGTGATGGCGCAGATTGAACTGTACAACAACACTAACCAGTACCAAGCAGGTCAATTATATCTGTTGCCCAAGCACTTGGATGAAAAAGTTGCACGACTGCACCTGGAACAGATCGGTGCAGAACTCACTACAATGACTGAAAAACAGGCCGCCTACATTGGCGTCACTGTTGCAGGTCCTTTCAAGCCGGAAACCTATAGATACTAAATGGTTGACCAAATTCTCCATTTATGCTATAATACTTGATTAGATGGAGAATTACTATGCCTTGGATTGAAAACGTAGCCGCCGCAGATATCCCCACCGGATTTCATCATGCGGCCGGCGAGAACAGCATGCTGATCCAGATCATGGACCCAGCTTCGTCATGGTGGCCCGAGCCGATTCGCCCTTTTAAAGAAACACATCGATTTGAATTCTTAGATGCTGAGCTGAGCGACAACTTTCCCGACGATGCAAAAATCAACCCTGCACAGGCCGAGGAAATTGTAGCACTGCTACAGCATGCCTTGTCTCAGCGTATGAATGTGGTTGTGCATTGCATGGCTGGTATCTGCAGATCGGGTGCAGTGTGCGAAGTCGGTGTGATGATGGGCTTTGATGACTGCGAGCGATTTCGCAGTCCAAACCTAATGGTCAAACACAGCCTGATGCGGGCACTGGGCTGGACTTACGATGAAAACGAAAAGCCCAACATTGATGATTGGCGCATGTTTCGGTCGGTTGACTAAATTGATGGTAGCTGTTATACTGTAGCACTAACCAATAAAGGACTCACTATGTCAGGCAAAGCAAAATCAGTCTATTTGAGCATAAACCCAAAAGGTGAATTTAAAACAGTGTTTCGCAAGGTGTTCTTTGATGCCAAGTCATACAACGAGTATGTCAAGTCCGAAGAGTTCAAGGCCAAGTGGCCCGCAGACAAATTTGACATTGTGAAAGAAATTTATTGACATGCGAAATTTGGTGATTGATCAGCTGATGAACTGGATTCGTCTTGGCATCGAGGTTTACGGTAAAACAGTTGAGCCCATTCAAGATCGCAAGACATTGGAGTCACTGAGTAATCAAGAACTGTTGGCCATACTGATCAACACTGTAGAATCTCAAGGATAAGAAAGGAGCAAGATATGCCTAGTGTATTTTTAGTCAGCGACACGCACTTTGGTCACACTGGTGTATGTCGCTTCACACGTAACGATGGTGTTACAAAACTTCGCCCATGGAACAGTCCCGAGGAAATGGACGAAGCCATGGTTAAAGCATGGAACGAACGAGTACGGCCCACTGACAAGGTGTACCATTTGGGCGATGTTGTTATCAACCGCAAGGCCTTGAAGACCTTGTCAAGGTTGAACGGCGACAAAGTATTGATCCGTGGCAACCATGATATCTTCCGTGACGACGAGTACCGCGAGTACTTTCGTGAGTTGCGGGCATACCATGTGATGAACGGAATGATCTTGAGTCATATACCGGTGCATGCAGAATCGTTGGGCCGTTTTGGTACCAACATTCACGGACATACTCACGCCAATCGCGTGAAACGGGCTCGTGGTGTTGATGCTAGAACTGGAGAAGTTTTATACAGCGATGAGAACGATGTTCGTTACCATTGTGTCTGTGTAGAGCAGACTCCGGACTTTGCGCCTATCTTGTTTGAGGACGTTATCAAACGCATAGAAGCAGAAGGTGGCAGTGTAGGGTTTAAAAACGGCAACGGGCCCACCATGTAATACTAAAGTAGTACCACTAATACCCTGCAACTTTGCAGGGTATTTTTTTGGCTGTTTGACCAATAATTCCCGTTTTGCTACAATAGTGGCATACAAGGAGTTAATCACATGTACAGAGTAGACAATTCGTTGCTTTTTCGCAACATTCAAGCACTAGACGCTTTTTTGCAGGAAAATCCCGGTAAAACTTTCGTAATAGAGTACGTTACCAGCTATTTTCTTGGCGATCCAATGGAACAATAAGGTTGACCCAAAATTCCCATTTTGCTATAATACTTGTATAGAAACTAAAAAGGAGCCCCGGAATGCATACATACACAAAACAACAACATCTTAACGATATCGACACTAATGAAATCGGTGAGTTCATCGAAGACTTTGGTGACGAAACACTGAACAAGGCCTTTGGCAAGTTCTGCATTATGGACGACCAGATGGCTTTCCAAAACTTATTGACAGACGAACTTGGCTACAACGATGACGAAGTTGGCAATGCCGATCTAGAGATTGTACACAAGACCGTAGAAGAGACTCTCAAACAAGTTAACCTTGTGTTCAAGAACCTGGGCATCGACCTGGAGTTCAAAAGCGCCGACATGGTCGAGTACGGTGCCTACATGTTAACAGGCAAAGGCGACACACCCGAAGATATGGGTGTACGCATCCGTCGACTGGTTGACGGAAAAACAGTTTAATCGTATAATACATACATTCACCAGCAACAAGGAAGCACTATGTCAGATACCCGTACAGTCACATCCGTCCAGGCCCGTAAGAGCCTGCTCAAAGCATTTAAAGTTAAACGCCCATTGTTTCTTTGGGGTCCTCCTGGCATCGGTAAAAGCGAGCTGGTAGAGGACGTGGCTCGAGAACTGGGTGGCATCATGTATGACTGCCGATTGGGTCAGATGGAGCCCACAGACATTCGTGGTATCCCGTTCTACAACAAAGAACTTGGCAAAATGGATTGGGCTCCCCCTATCGACTTGCCGGACGAAGAAACTGCTAGCCAGTATCCTATTGTGGTCTTGTTCTTGGACGAGATGAACAGTGCCGCAGGGTCGACACAGGCAGCGGCCTATCAGTTGATCTTGAACCGCCGTATCGGCAAGTATCGACTGCCAGACAATGTTGTTATGGTGGCCGCAGGTAACAGAGAAAGCGACAAAGGTGTCACTTATCGTATGCCTACTCCGTTGGCAAACCGTTTCCTGCACCAAGAGATGAAGGTGGACTTTGCCAGCTACCAGACCTGGGCAGTTAAAAACAAGATCCATCAGGATGGTGTGGGTTACTTGAGCTTTGCCAAGCAGGACCTGTACGACTTCGATGCCAAGAGTTCTAGCCGTGCCTTTGCTACACCGCGTAGCTGGACCTTTGTGAGCCAGCTGTTGGAAGACGACGATGGCGACAACGACACATTGACCAATCTAATTGCAGGTACCATCGGTGAAGGCCTTGCAGTGAAGTTTATGGCCCATCGTAAGATTAGTTCTAAACTGCCCAAGCCCGAGGACATCCTCAGCGGCAAGGTAACCGACTTGTCAATCAAAGAAGTCAGTGCCATGTACAGTTTGGTCATCAGTATGTGCTACGAGCTCAAAGATGCAGTAGCACGTAAAGTGCCAGATAAGGAGTTCCACGCCATGTCAGACCACTTCCTGGGCTACATGATGAAGAACTTTGAGACCGAGTTGGTTGTAATGGGTGCTCGTATTGCTCTTACCACATACGACCTGCCGTTCCAGCCCACCAAGCTGAAGAACTTTGACGAGTTCCACAGCAAATACGGCAAGTACATTTTGCAGGCTCGTAGCTAAAGACAACAGGGCAGGCAACTGCCCTGTTTTGCCAAGGAACGTGTCATGCCCCGGGTCACTGTAAAAAAGAACCTAATTGTATTTCACCGTCCTGAGGAATGGGAAGAAATATATCACCGAATCTTTGTGGATTTTGGTATCAAGATGAGTGTGAGCTATGTGCTCAAACGAGAGTTGGGATTCACAGTTCGACACCATCGTGGCCTGGCACCAATTCAATTGTCAGTAGGGCCGTTGACTCGGTACACTGCAAGTGGAAACACGCATTACTATGAAGACCAAGTACACTTGGATTTCTACAGTGAGTCGGCCCTGACTTGGTTCCAACTGCGATACCTATAATTACAGTTGACCAATAATGCATATTTTGCTATAATATAGCATATTGAAACAAAAAGGAATAGTATGAGCACCAAGGGTACTACAGCAGACAGCAAAGAAAGCGACAAGTTCAAAGATCTTTTAGGCAAGATGGATCCCAAACTGGACCGAGAAGTGCGAGAAATTTTGATCACAGCCCGTGTGGGCCTGTTGTTGAAGGCTTCATTCTTTGGTAACTTGGCCACTCGTCTAAAGCTGGTCAATGCGGACGAATGGTGCAGTACTGCCGCAACAGATGGCAGAAACTTCTACTACAACTGCAAGTTCATCAAAATGCTTCGCCCCAAAGAAGTAGAATTCCTGTTTGGTCACGAAGTCCTGCATTGTGTTTATGACCACTTTGGCCGACGTGGCGAACGTGATCCCATGCTGTGGAACATTGCCGATGACTATTGTGTCAATGCCGATTTGAAGAAACACGGCGTTGGCGAGTTCATCACCAGTGTGCCTTGCCTGTACGACAAGAAGTACGAAGGCCTCAGTGCCGAAGAAGTCTACGACATCCTGTACGAAAATGCAGAAAAAATTGACATTGGCAAATTGATGGATCAGATGATCGACGAGCACTTGGACGGCGAAGGCGATCCCGACGGCGATGGCGAGGACGGCGAAGAAGGCGACAAAAAAGGCAAGGGTCGTCCTAGGTTGAGTGCCGAAGATCGTCAGGCTATTAAAGACGAGATCAAAGAAGCTATGTTGGCGGCTGTGGCCGCAGATGCCGACGGTGCTGGCAACTTGCCCGCAGGCGTGCGTCGCATCTTAAAGGACTTGACAGAGCCCAAGATGAACTGGCGTGAACTGCTCCGCATGCAGTTAGAAAGCACTATCAAGAGTGACTACACCTGGATGCGAGCCAGCCGCAAAGGTTGGGACATGGATGCTGTAATGCCGGGCATGAAGCTGGAGCCTATGATCGATATTGCAGTGGCAGTTGACACATCGGGGTCGATTGGCGGGCCCATGCTGAGAGACTTTATGAGCGAGATCCAGGGCATTATGGAATCGTTCCCAGCATATCGGATCCATGTTGTTAGTTTTGATACAGAAACTTACAATCCTGTGCAATACGATAGTGACAACTTGGACACAATCTGCGACTATGAGCCTGCAGGTGGTGGTGGTACAGATTTTGACTGTGTGTACCGATATTTGAAAGACAACGAGATTGAGCCCAAGCGATTGGTCATGTTCACAGACGGCTATCCATTTGGTAGCTGGGGCGATGAGAACTATACAGAAACTGTATTCATCTTGCATGGTACCAGAACTATTGTTCCACCATTCGGCCAATATGCCTATTACGGTGAAGAAGAAGAGAATTGAGGAGTGCCAAAAATGAACGAACGCATTAAACAACTTGCATTAGAATGCTATAGCCCTTACTCAAACTTTGATCACGAAAAGTTCGCTGAATTAATTGTGCGGGATTGTGCCCTTACCGCTGGCCTGATGGAGCATGAAGGTCGCAATGGCATTGGCGCACAACTGCTAGATAATTTTGGGATTGCAAAATGAACGAACGAATCACAGAACTTTTAGAACAGGCTGGTGTAAAATATGTCACTATGCCTACGGACACGGTATACGAAAAGTTCGCCGAGTTGATTGTTAGAGAATGTGCTAAAAGAATAGACTATTGGGAATCAAGACAAGGTGAGCATTGCGATGATTTGTTAAAACATTTCGGAGTTGAAGAATGACAGCATTTTGGATTCAGTTTTCTGTCATGATTGGCGTGGTTGGTTATGTGGCCCTAGTGGTTGTGCCGGAGTTGTGGAATGACCGATAAATTTGAACCGTTGATGTACCAAGCCGGGCTTACTGCACAAGGTTGTTGGGATGAGATGGACGACTACGATCGCAAGGCCATTGAACAGTTCGCTGAACTGATTGTGCTGGACTGCATTGACAATGTCAAAGCATGGGAAAAAGATAGTCGCAATCATATTTCATACCTGTTGAAAAATCATTACGGTGTTGACAAATAGACATAATTACTCCTGTAACAGGAGACAACATGAAACAAAAAATACACAACATTGCCCTGGCAGCCGGCGGCAGTCATTATCCCGAAGTCAACAGTGACACACTACAACGGTTCGCCGATCTGTTGATCGAAGAATGTATTCGCGTGATTGAAAACACTCCTACTACCTGTGCTTATACCACTTACGATCTTAACACAGTAAAGTGTACCATTGGCAAGAGTGTTGACGCACTAAAAGAACATTTTAAATAAAGAAATAAGATTATGAATAACTTGATTGAAACCACCGAAACACGTTACCATAAAGAATTTGCATTCTACAAGAACGACAATACAATTGGTCGTAGTTTAAATTTGTACGGCGAATATGGACAAATTGAAGTTGAGTTTTTGTTGTCTATTATCAACAGTATTACAAACAAGCCCGCAGTGGTGTATGATGTAGGAGCAAACATTGGAGTCTATGCCACTGCATTTGCCAGCACTGGTGCTCAAGTTTATTGCTTTGAACCAAACCCGCTGAATTTCGATCTGTTGACACGCAACACCAGTGGACTTGACAATGTGAATTGCGTCAACTCGGCTGCCACTAACAAAGCCGGTAGCATAATGATTCAGACATTTGATCCTGCGGTGCCAAGCAACTACGGTGAGTTGTTGATCAACAACTCCATTGGTGTAGAGTCTACAGCAGTGCGCCTAGACGATTTGGATATTCCTGCACCCAACCTGATCAAAATTGATGCCGAAGGTTCCGAGCTGGGTGTGATTCAAGGCGCACTCAACAAGATACGAGAAAATTTACCACTGTTGTGCTACGAAGCTCAGGAGTCACCGCACCTGGATAAGATCTATAATATTCTTACTGACCTTGGCTATCACTTGTACTGGGCTGTTGTTCGAAACTACAACAAGGACAACTTTAAGAACAATGCAGAAAATGTCTGGGGCACAACTGCATTGTTCAGTGTGATAGCAGTGCCGCCAAGTTGGAACCGAGTCAAAGACCTAGATCCTGTCACAGGTCCAGATGACACTTGGAAAAAGTTCTTAACTGAATGATCAATTTGCTCGATTTGATCTGATTTGTCAGTAACAAGCAACGAAAAAAAATCGTTGCTTTATTTTTTACATTAAATATCTATATGGAACAAAAAGAAATTACTATTGCCGATTTAAATCTTCTCAAAGATATAGTAGATCTGGCCAGTACACGCGGCGCTTTTCGTGCCGCAGAAATGAAGGACGTCGGCGAAGTGTACAACAAACTGGTTGTCTTTCTCGATGCAGTTCTAGCACAAGCCAAGGCTCAGGAAGAATCCCAGGCCACCCAAACACAAGGAGAGTAACAATGGCATTTATGAAACACGTTGGTAAACACGGAGATCGCAAGGTCTGCATCTTATTCCGTCAGGTCCCAGGCGAAGATCACATGAGTCTAGTTATCTATCCTGAAACACTACAGGCACACTGGCAAGATACTGTGCAAAAGGTATTGGAAAGTACAGTTGGTCAAAGTGCCGAAGAATTTGCTGATGCACTGCATCGCAGTTACTTCCCAGACGGTCGCCCAATCTTAGAAACTCTGCACCAAGAGCGCATGATCAAGAAAGTACGTTCAAGTGACATTATTGTTACTCCCACAGGCGAAGCAAAAATTCGTCTAGATGAACTCAACAAGATGTTGAACGAAATGAAAAC